AATTGAGAACTTACCATTCTTTATGAAACCTGGTATTATCAAATATGATGTGATGAATGTAAGATGTGATAATGGTTGTCGACTAATAGGACAGTCTACCACGGCAAAATCCGGTATTGGTTTTACAATCCATAATCTATACCTAGATGAGTTTGCCCACGTCCATCCATCGATAGCAGACTCTTTCTATGAGAACGTATATCCTACGTTGTCCTCGTCGAAAGTCTCAAGAATAACAATTACATCTACGCCAAATGGATTTAATAAGTTCTATCAAATCTATGCTGCGGCAGAACGTGGTGATAATGAATACTTAGGGACAAGAATTGACTGGTGGCAACACCCAGATAGAGATGAGGCTTGGTATGAAAGAGAATTAGCGAACTTAGGTTCAATTGAAGCATTTAATAAACAATATGGAAATGAGTTCGTCAGCTCATCTAACCTCCTATTAGACCCAGTCGATATGAAGAAGATGAGAAAGAGAATGAAGCCCTATGTTTATCATGACTTTGATGAATTTGATTATATTTCAATTGATACAAAAGGTTTCTTAGAATGGGATCCAGACTTTGATATTGATACATGTAAGGACCCAGAAAACTTTTGGGTATTCTCTGTAGATATTGCAGAAGGTAATGGTGGTGACTCATCGGTAATTAATGTCTTTCAGGTTAATCCAATGAACACAGAAGAAATTAAGAACGTTATTAATCCTGGTGCGATGTATGACTTTTTTAAATTTACACAAGTAGCTAGATTTAGATCAAACGAACATGTGATTGAAGATTTTGCAAAAGTACTATATACTTTAGCAGTAGATGTATTTTATCCAGAAAACGTAAAGATGATCGTGGAGTATAATACTTATGGTACAGTTCTATTCCAATATCTAAGAAGTATATTTCCACAAAGAAATGACTTTGATGATGAGATGATAGTTAAATTTAAACACCGACATGATGGAAGGTCATTAAAACCAGGTATTAAACTAAAATCTGACAATAAAGCTATCTTCTGCCAGAATTTCGCAAAATTGTATAAGATAAATAGATTAGATTTAACTGATGAAGTTACAGTGACGGAAGCTAGTCTTTTTGGTACTTTACCAAATGGAAGTTATGGAGCCCAAATGGGCAATGATGACGTGATAATGACTTGCATCACTGCAACCGAATTTTTTAATACAACAGACTATGCAGACTTTGTGGAAGAGATCTTAGATTTCATAGACCCTGAGCTCCATGACGAGATGGAAGCGATACTATTTAAAGATAGTGATCAGCAGGGTGATTTACAATATGATATTTATGACCTATTGAAATAAATTTGCAGAAAGACAAGGATATATAATAAAAGAATAAAAAATAATAACTAAAAGATTATGGCATTAAGTCCTCAATTATTACAGTTCAAAAGCTCGGGCGTATATCGCTTAGAGTTTGACAAGTCACAGACTGTTAACATCCCTGCAGAAACTATTAGACTAGTTGTAGGTAGATCTAAAAAGGGTCCTTACAATACTCCAGTATTAGTAGAAGATGTAGAACAATTCAAGCAAGTTTTCGGTGGTGTAGACAAGTCGTTAGAAAAGAAAGGAATGTTCTTCCACAGATCAGCTATCGAGGCTTTATCTAGAGGTCCTATTCTAGCATTAAACTTAACTGGTGCAGATACTGCTGATAGAGTATCAATTTTCTCTCCAGCAACTAACTCATCACAAGAAGGTTTATCAGCTAATTCATTACAAGCATCAAATGCTGCTTCAAAGCAATTTAATGCTGTATTTGATACAGACAAGTTTTGGAATCCTTCAGATGAAAAACTTTTATCTGCTGCTGCAGAAGACACAAACCACGCAATCTCATTTGTTAATATCAAACAAGATCCAATCACAGTTATCATTAGACAAGCTGGAGATGTTAGAGGTTTTGAATTAACAGCAAGAGAATGGTATGGTGAATCAAATATTCCAGAAGGTATTGATGCAGATGAGTACGTATCAGATTACCTAGTAGATGTATTTGTATTTAAAGGCAAGTTTGACGCTGCTGAATTAAATAACGATCCAAACTACGGAAACTACTTTACTCAAGACGGGTTATTAAAATCAGAATTCGCTAAGTTTGCTGGTTTAAGAGAAGTAACTCTGTTAGCACAATATAATGGTGTATCATTAATTCCTGAATTTATTGATGCAGAAGGTAACCAAATGTATATCGAGACTCTAATTAATATGGAGGCTAGAAGAACTGGTTTATTCTGTGCAGTACAAGAAGATGCACTTCCACAAATTGATCTAGTAGGTAACAACTTTGACATCTACCAAGATTATGAGATTCTTTCTCATAAAGTGAAGCAAGTAGCTGCAGAATCTATCGTAGATTTAACAGCACAGGCTGGTATCGTATCAGTTGCTGGTTCAACATTAACCATCCAAGGTAACGATCCTGCTTTAAGTGCAGCTAACTTATCCTCTTTACATGGTATTACAGATTCTAAATACTTAGAAGCTTATGTTGGAGGTGAATATGTTAAGATCGAAAGTATCACTAATACTGGTTCGGGTGCAAATGGTGAAGGTCAAGTAACAATCGTTGCTTCTGGTGCTATTTCAAAATCTTATGAAAAATATAATCCAGGTACTCCAGCTCCATGGGCATCTAACGCTAACTTTATTGTTAATGAAGATGGTAATATTGTAGTTGATGCAACACCAACATCTTACGAATCAATTGTAGTTGGTAACTTCTTAGAATCAGTTAACGCTGGTGAGTATGTTGCTATCTCAAATGTTTCTGTAGAAGATGGTGAATTAACAATCTCATGTGCAGGTGGACTTTCATTTAGTACTCAATACGGTGGTGTTGGTAATTCATTAACAGCTTTCTTTGCGGGTATTAATACATCATTTGATGTATGGACGTTAACTCCAAATGCAAGAGCAGAAATGTTCCCAACATTATCAGAAGGATGGACATTTACTGATAACGGTGCAGGTATCTTCACATTATCAGGTTCAAATGATGCAACTTGGAATTCAGATATTAAAGTAGGCATGTATGTACCAGGTGACGGTGGTAAACTATCTAGAATTAAAAAGATCGTTAAAACTGTTGTTAACGGAACTACTTACTACAGATTTGAAACACATAGAGCAGTTTCTTCAAGACCATCATACTCTCTTAAGAGATATGAGGATGCAGGTGGATTCTATAAGACATTCCCATTAGAAGGAGCAACTCAAACTGCAAAAAGTATTGCAGAATTACTATCAGCAATTAAGCCAGGTACTGGTTTAGGTAACGCTTTAGTAGATAAAGATAATATTACATTTAGATATGTAGTTGATACATTCGGTTCATTAGAGAACGGTGGAATCTTAAACAAAGAAGAATTATCATTCTTATGTAAAGAAAGACAGAACGCTTCTGCAATTCTTAACGCACCAATGGTGAAAGAATTAAAAGCTTCTACAAACCCATCATTCTTAAATGCTATCACTGGTGCATTTGACGTGAATAACGTTGCAACAGGAGGTAACTTAGAGTTAAACCCAACAGCTCTTTACACATTACCATCGATCAATGAAGGTGCAAACTATGCATTCTACTACGGTCCTGGTCTTAACGTAATTGAGAACGGTAGAACTAAAGTTATTCCACCAGCAGCTTACGTATCAAATAACTATATTGACAAATATTTAGATGCATTACCATGGTCAATCATCGCAGGCCCAAGAAGAGGTGTTGTAGGTGGAACAGGTGTTCAATCTTTAGAATTCTCATTCGATAAGAATGATAGAGATGTACTTGAACCATTTGGTTACAACCCAATCGTATTTGAAAGAGGCGTTGGTTTAACAATCAAAGGTAATAAAACTGCACAGCAAGGAATTCAATCAGCCTTATCTTCAGCACACGTAAGAGAAGTTCTTATCTATATTGAAGATGGTTTAGCTGAAATTCTTAAAAACTATCTATTCGAGTTTAATACAGCTCAAACTAGATTAGAAATCAAAACTTTAGCTGATAACTTTATGGAATCAGTTAAGAAAGATGGTGGTGTATACGACTACAAGAACATCATGGACACTTCAAACAACACAACTGAGGTGATCGATAACAACATGGGTATTCTTGATACATTCGTTGAACCAGTTAAAGGTCTTGAGATTCTAGTATCTAGGGTAACTGTATTAAATACAGGAGAGATCGCAACAGGTAACTTTGCATAATAAAATAACGATATATAAATAAAATAAGAAATAAAAGATATGGCTTTACCACATTATTCAGAGGACCAAACTCAAAAGAAAGGTAGGAATTTCGAACCAGTACAAGGTAACCTATTTGAGGTAACATTATTACCTCCAGCAGGTGTTACTGGCGCAGAGATGCTCTTACAGCAAGTTAATACAATCACTGGTTTAGACGGACTTAGTGTTGAATTAGCTGCAGTTCCACAAAAATATAAATTTGCAGAAAGAAATTTCGCAGGTATGCCTGGGACTACATCGCTAGACATTACGATTAATTTCTCTCTAAACCTAAACGATTCGAATCAGGCTTACATATACAAAACATTAAGACAATGGTACAGAGCAGCTTACAATCCTGAAACTGGCGAAATGGGTCTTAAGAAGAATTATGTAGGTACTATTGTTGTTGTACAATTCAATAGAGAAGGTGACATTTACAGAAAAGTAACTTTAGATGACTGTTTCATTACATCAGGTGTAAACTTAAACGCAGATCTAAATTACGAAACTCAAGATGCAGTATCAATGGATGTAACTTGGAAGTGTGATACTTACTCAGAAGAATTAGCGTAATTTAATAGAATTAAATCATAAAGAACGTGTCTAAACAACACGTTCTTTTTTTAACTTTGAAAAACATAATATAATATCCTAATAATAAGAGATTATGAGTGATAAACTAACAAAAAAACTACAGGTTCTATTGACCGAGGACGAGGTCCGAGAAGTTAATAGGGTTATTTTAAATGACGCCCTGGATCAGGAAAGACGTCCTGTATCTGTAAGTGCATTTATCAGATCCCTTATACAATTAGAACTTGATAGGAGAACTGTAGAGCAGAGATCCTACATTAAACAAAATCTTAAAAACTTAAAAAGTAAATAAAAATGAGCGAAGACAAAAACAAATTGACTCCGGAAGAGCAAAAGATGGCAAAAGCACTAGAGACTAAAGATGCTATTAACAATCCTAAGGTTGAATCTACTGATGAACAGGCTTCAAATATTGAAGACGCGATTACAGAAGGCGGTTTAGGCAAAGTTAATATGGGTAATTTTACACCAGAAAAAGCACAATCTACTGATTCTGCTTTAGGATGGCATGTATTAGATTTAACTACATTACCATCTCAGGGTAAATTTTATCCTGCTAATGCTGTAATTAAAATTAGATCTGCAAAGGCTGCAGAAATTAGACACTTTTCAACTATGGATGAAAATAATTACATCGATATGGAAGAAAAGTTAAATTCTATTGTTGAAACTTGTATGCAGATAACTGCAGATAAGAAAAGACTTTCTTGGAAAGATCTTTTAGAAGAGGATAGAATTGTTGTTTTATTAAGTATTAGAGATCTTACCTTTCCTGAGCCAGAAAACAAATTAGTTTTAAAAGGTAAAACTGAAAAAACTAAAAAACAAGTTGACGTTGAATTAGCTGTTAAGAATTTAGTTCCAAGTGAAATTGATGAAGAAATCGAAAGATATTATTCTGAAAAAGAAAGAACTTATG